TACGTCGACGCGCGAACCGTTCGTGGTGTCGTGCGTGCTGACCTGGATTCGGACGTGGAGGCGCCCGCTGGCGCCTGGTCGCTCGAGCAAAGCGTGTGGGGTGCGCAGTATGGATACCCCAAGGCGGTGGCCATCAACCAGCAGCGCCTGGTGTTTGGCGGCACGGAGCGCGATCCGAATGGATGCTGGGGCAGCCGCACTGGCCTGTACTTCGATTTCACCATCGGCGACTTGGACACCGATGCCTTCTTCTACGCGCTGGACGGCGAGAGCAATGGCATCCAGCATCTCGCCAGCGTGCGCGCGCTGCTGGCGCTGACGCTGGGCACAGAATGGACGCTGGCCGGCGGCGTGGAGAAGCCGCTCACGCCCACGAACGTGCAGGCGAAGGACCAGAGCGTCTACGGCACGACGGACGTGCGGCCGGCCCGTATTGGAGACGAGCTGGTCTTCGTGCAACGGGCCGGCACCAGCGTGCTTGCCATGTCGTACAGCGTCGCGACGGATTCGTACCGCTCACCCGATTTGACGATCCTGTCTGAACACCTGCTGAGTTCGGGCGTCGTGGATATGGCCTATCAGCAAAAGCCTATGTCGATCCTGTGGTGCGTCTGCGCTGACGGTTCCCTGGCCACCATGACCATAGATCGGGACGAGGGTGTGATCGCCTGGACGCGACAGGAAACTGACGGGGCCTTCGAAAGCGTCTGCGTGGTGCCGGCCGGCGCCGTGGATGAAGTCTGGGTGACCGTCCGGCGCTCCGTGAATGGAGCCACCCGCCGCTACATGGAACGTTTCGACCCGGCGGCCTACTGCCATTCAGCGGCCTTCGGTGAGGATCCTGCGGGCAGGCGGGTCTGGGGTGGATTGGACCACCTCGAGGGCAAGACGGTGGTGTGCAACGCCGACGGCGCGAAGCAGCCGCCGATGATCGTGAGCGGCGGCGAGGTCACCTTGCCGCGCGACGCCAAGAAGGTTCAGATCGGGCTGCAGGTCATCCCCCGCGTGAAGCTTTTGCGGCCTGAAATTGGTACGCCCACGGGAACCGCCCAGGCCAGCAGCATGCGGCCCCATGAGTTCTACGCGCTGTTCCTGAACACCGTGGGGACCTATATCAACGGCTTGCCCGTGGGCCTACGCAAGTTCGGCCCGGGGATTCTGGACGAGCCGCCCATGCCGTCTACGGGCTGGGAGGGCGTGGGCGCCACTGGTTGGGAGAAAGGCGAGATGCACACCGAATTCACGCAGCCCGACCCGCTGCCGTTCCACCTGCTCGCCGTCGTGCGGAAATGGACGACCAATGATTAGGCACGCTACCCATTCCGACATCAATGCGCTGCTGCCGCTGGCTGCGGCGATGCATGCCGAGTCCAGGTTTCATGCTCTGGATTTCGACCAGAACAAAATGCGCGCCCTGTTCGAGCACCTGGCCGGGAACGAGAACGGCTGCCTGCTCACGGTTGAGCACGACGGCGCCCTGCACGGAGTGCTGGCCGGCGGCCTGGCGCAGGACTTCTTCGGCAACACCGTGGCCGCCTTCGAATACGGCGTCTACGTGGCGCCGACGCGGCGCGGCTCGATGGATGGCGTGCGGCTGGTGAAAACGTATCTCGCCTGGGCCCGAGGCCGGGGCGCGGTCTACATCAACATGGGGGTCACGACCGGCGTGACGACCGACCGGACAGGCGCGCTTTACGAACGGCTGGGCGCGCGCAAGGTCGGGGATCTCTATTCCTGGGGGTTGTGAAATGGGATGGTTTGCATTGGCCGCGATGGCGGTGGGAACGGTTCTTCAGGCCCAGAGCCAGGAGGAGCAGGGCAAGCAGCAGCAGGCGCTGGCGAACGCGCAGGCGGATCAGCAGGACATCCAGGCCGCGCAGGAGCGCGACGCCGCGATGGCCCAGGCCGAGAAGATCCGGCGCGCTGGTCGGCGCCAGGCTTCGGAGGCAGAGGCCGCCTACGCCGCGTCGGGGGTATCGGTAGGCACCGGGACGCCTGTGCGGGTGAACGAATCGATCTACCGCGATTCCGAGGAGGACGCTTTCAATACGATTCTCACGGGTGAGCGCCGCGGCAGGTCGCTGAACACCGAAGCCAATCTGACGCGCACCTCTGGCGCGAACGCGCGCAGCGCGGGCAACACGGCCGCCACCAGCAGCCTGCTGAGCGGCGCCGCGCAGTACGGCATGTGGAAATACAAGGGGTCTACGAAATGAGGATTCCTGTCGGGAACTTCGGAAACCAGGTCGCCCAGCCCGCGCCTGGCGTGAACGTGCCCACGGGCGCGTATGTCACTGGCAAGGCCGCCGCCCTGCAGCAGGCTGGCCAGCAGATCGCTGGTATTGGGGCGGATCTGCTGGAGACGCACAGTCGCGCGCAGACCTTGCGCCAGCTCACCGAATCCAAGGGCGCGCTCATAGATCTACAGGATCGGATATCCCGGTCCGTGGAGGCCGGGGAGCTGGACCCCACCAAGGCGCAGGGCGCCTGGGATGAGCAGTCGCGTAAGCTGATGAGCGATCAGCTATCCAAAGTGGCCATGGGCCAGCGGGAGACCGTCGGCGCGCAGTTGGGTGAACTGGAGCAATCCCTGGGTTTTCGGGTGCGGGACACGGCGACGAAGCGCGTGCAGCAGAATATCGGCGGCGAACTGACGGCGCTGGGCATTTCGCTCGAGCGCGAGCCGGACCCGGCAACCGCCTCCCAGCGTTACGACCAGGCCGTGCGTGCCATGGGGCCGGCCGCCGGCTGGGCGCCTGCCCAGATCGAAAACAACATCAACACGTTCCGGGAGAAGGCCTACGCGACCAAGGCCTACAGCCTGATCAACGGCGCGCGCAACAGCATGGCCGACCTGAACAAGGTGGAATCCATGCTGAACTCGGACGAGTTCGCCGCCCTGGATCCCCAGCGGCGCGCCGTGCTGCTGAACACGACGGCCGGGTACAAGACGGCGCTGGAACAGCGCGCGGTGGCGGCGGCGCAGCGGGCCGAGATCGCCGCGGCGCGGCGCGACCGGCAGGCCGCTGGCGTCCTCGCCGAGGTGCAGCAGCTTTCCACGCAGGGGAAGAAGCTGGATCCGCAGTACCTGGCCGGCGCGGCGTCGGCGATGCAGGGCACGCCCTACGAAGCCGCCTTCCAGGCAGCCGTCGCGCAGGCGCCGGCCGGCACGGCCTTCGCCATGCAGCCGCTGCGAAACCAACGCGAGATGCTGGACGGACTACTGGCCGAGGGCAATAGCCGCGGCTGGACACCCACGCGGCAGGACATGTTCGACAAGCTGCAGAAGTCCTACGAAACCTCCCAGCGCGAGTACAAGGAAGACCCGATGCGCGCCGCGGTCGACCGCGGCGTGCTGCCCGAGCTGGCGCCGCTGGATGTGGGCGCAGGCGTCCCTGGAATCGTTGAAGGTGTGCAGGCGCGCCTGCAGCAGGCCCAGCAGGTCGAGGTGGTAGTGGGGCGTCCGGTATCGCCGTTCACATCCGACGAGGCCCTGCAGGTCGCGTCTGCCTTCAATGCCTTGCCGCCCGACCAGCGCGCCACCAGCATCGCGACGCTGTCCAAGGCCGTGGGCACGCGCACCATGTCAGCCATCGCCGCCCAGCTCGATAGCAAGGACCGGACCTTGGCCCTGGCCGCTGCACTCGGTGACCAGCAGCGCCCCAACGGCGGCCTGGTGTCGGAGCAGGTCATCCGCGGTGAGCAGGCCATGAAGGACAAGCGCGTGACTGAGGCCGACGTGACGCGCTGGCGGTCGGAAATGGCCAAGATGGTGCGCGGTGTATTCGCCACGCCGGAAATGGAAGACGCGGTAATCGATGCCGCCGTGCGCGTGCGCGCGGATGCTGATGTGCGCAAGGAAGGTCGCAGCATCCGCAACGCGGTGGAGACAGTGGCCGGCGGCATCATCGACTTCAACGGCGGCAAGATCCCGCTGCCGCTGGGGATGACGGAGAGTCAGTTTGAGCGTGGGCTGACCGCGCTGACGCCCGAAAGCTTCGCGGATCAGGCGCCGGATGGCAATGTCTTAGTGGCCGGCCGGGCCGTCCCGGTGGCCGAGTTCGTCAGGGATCTCCCCAACGCCGTGCTGCGCCACGCCGGCCAGGGTCGCTACACCGTGTCGTCCGGCACGGGCGTCGTGCTGAATCAGGCCGGCCAGCCGGTCATCGTGAGGGTGAGCAATGGCACTCGATGATGCTTATCAGGGCGAGATAAACGAAGCACTGCGCAACCGCGCGCAGCTCGCGCCCATCGCACCAGGCCCTGAACAGGGTTTTAGTGTTTGGGGAATGGTCATGGCGCCATTCACCGGCACAGCGGCCGGCGCGGTCGAAGGCGGCGCCTTCCTGTCCGACACCGTCGGTGCCTTCGGTGCCACCATGGCGGCCAGCGGCACCACCGGGGTGCTGCCGTTTGCCGAGACGGATGAGCAGCGCGCCTGGCGCGAGCAGGGCACCGCTGCCGCGCGCCGTAGCTTGGACGAGGGCACGGCCTTCAGCAGCGATACCGGCGACACCTTGCGCGCCGCAAGCCGATGGCTGGGCCCGAATCCGCAGACGGCCAGCGCGGCCGAGCAGATGGTGTTCGGGTTCGCCAAGACGGTGACCAAGGCGGTGGGCTACACCGTGGCCACCGGCAACCCGCTCACGGGCGCGATGCTGACCGGCGCAGATGAGGGTGTCGCCGCCTCCGACGAGCTGCGCCGGCAGGGCGTCGACCTGGCCACCCGGGCAGGCGTCGGCGCCGTGACCGGCCTGACGACCGGCGTGGGCGTGGCGCTCCCAGTGGCCGGGCAGACCGTTCGGGGCACGCTGGGTTATGCGGCCGCGGGCGGCCCGGGCCTATTCATCGCCCAGCAGCAGATGACGCGCGACATCCTGAACAACGCCGACTACAGCAATCTGGCCGACCAGTACGACCCCTTCGACCCCGTGGGCCTGGCCGTATCCACGCTGGTGCCGGCGGCGTTCGGCGCCTGGGCGTTGCGCGGGCGCGCGCGGGCGGCAGCCAGGGAAGGGCAGGCGGCGCCGGCGCAGGCCGCCGAAACAGCGGAAGCGCCGCGCGGCCCGGCGGCGCAGGAACTGGTCGACGCCGCCCGCGTGCAGCGCGTGCGCGAAGTCGTGGACTCCTGGAACCTGGCCGATGCCGGCGACATCCGCGCGGCCAACGACGCCATGATGTCGGTGATGCGCGCCTCAGCGCAGATGGCCGACGGCCTGCCGGTCTACGTGGCCGACCAGTTCCCCATGAAGGACGCCTACGCGGCCCGCGCGCTGGAAACCATGGTGGCGCGGTCGGAGGTAGCGCGGGCGGAATTGCTGCCGCAGGCGGAGGCTCTGGCCGACCCAGGGGCCATCCGCGCGCTGCGCACGGAGATCCAGGCCTTGGCGCAGGGCCGTCGCTCATCGGCGGACGATGTCGAGGTCCGCGCGCTGGCGGATCAGATCCGCGCCGCCGAGCCGCGCACCGGCGCCCGCGCGGCGCTGAACCGGGCGCGCAAGGAGCTGGACGCCCAGGCGGAAGAAACGGATGCGCGCATCGCCGCGCTGGAGGCCCAGATCGATACCAACGCCGAAGCCATGGCCGCGCGCCAGGCGCTGGCGGTGCTGGACGAGCGCATCCAGCAGATGAAGGCCGAGCGCGCGGCCATCGATGCTCCGGCCACCGCGATGACGCCGGTTGCCGCCGGGGTGCGCGAGGCGGCACGCGCTGGCGAGGCGCCGTTCCAGATCCCCGAGCGCGGCCGTGCTGCGCCTGCTGTCCGGGCGGAAGCTGGCGGCGCGGTACCGGGCGCCCAGGCCGTTGCCCCCGGCACGGACCTGGTCACGCCTGCCGCCGCGCGCGCCGACATCGACCCCATCGCGCCGCCGGCCAAGATGGCCGCCGCCACGGCCGAGGCTACGAACGAGGCCTATGTATCGGGCCGCCTCGCCGATCTGGAGGCCACCCAGCCGGATATGCCCGTCCGTATGGACGGCGATGCCGAGGATATCCCTCTCTCCGAAGCCATCCGCCGACTGAACGAGCAACTGGCGCGCGACGACGCCGACGCCGATCTGCTGGCCGTGGCAGCCAACTGCGCCGTGAGCGCCGCTTAAGGAGCCCCCATGCTGCCGAAATGTATTGCCCAGGTGAACGCGGCCGCCGGCCGCACCCTCAGCCAGGCCGAGATCAAGTCCATCGATGACCGGATTACCGGCACCATGCAGATGCTGGCCCGCCAGGACCGCGCCGCGTGGCTGGCGCTGACGCCGGAGCAGCGCATCCTCGCGGGCGCCGAGCGCGCGCTGCAGGATGCCCGGGCCGACGCTCGGCTGAAGTTGCAGCGCCAGCAGCTCCAGCTCGTGAAGCGGGCGGATGTGGAGAGCGAGATTGGCCGCATCCAGGAGCTATTCGGCGACAGCCGATCACGCGCGCTGGTGCGCCACATGGAGCAGACCGATGCCTACATCAAAGGGGTGAAGGACCAATACTGGTCCCAATTGCGCAGCCTCTTCGATGCCGCGGCGTCGACGGACGGTGTATCGGCCGGGCGCCGCGCCCTGCTGTTTCTGTTCGATGTCGAGAACCCCCAGATGACCCGCGACCTGGCAACCGAGATATTCGCCCGCGGCGAAGGCGGCACCGGCAATCGGCTGGCGGTGGAGGCGGCCCGAGCATGGGGCACCACCATCGACACGATGCGCCAGCGCTTCAACAACGCTGGCGGCGACATCGGCCAGCTCGAATATGGTTACGTTCCGCAGGGCAGCGACCAGGGACGCGTGCTGGGCGCCGGTCAGGACGCCTGGGTGCAGCGGACCATGCCGCTGCTGGATCGCAGCCGCTATGTGCGTCCCGATGGCCGACAGATGGATGATGCGGAAATGGCGGCGTTCCTTCGCTCTGCCTGGGAGACGCTTTCGTCCGGCGGACTGAACAAGTTGGAGCCCGGACGCTTCCAGGGGAATGGATCGCGAGCAAACCGTGGTAGCGATGCGCGGCAGTTGCACTTCCGAGATGGTCGGGCATATGTCGAGTACATGGGAGAATTCGGCCACGGCAGCATGTACGATGCCATGACTGGCCACATTTCTGGTTTGGCGCGCGATATCGGTCTGGTCGAGCGCTACGGGCCCAACCCGACCCACCAGTTTCAGGTGCAGGCTGACATTGCCGAGATTCAAGATGGCGGCATACGGAACTCGTTTGGAAGTTCTCCCCAGGTATATTTCGACCTGATAATGGGAACGGCCGGTAATGCGCAGAATGCCAATCTGGCGCGCGTCGCGGCCGACGTTCGCAATCTGAACGTCGCGTCCAAGCTGGGCCGAGCCGTCTGGGCGTCCATTTCAGACATCCCGACCTACCTGGTGACGGCGGGCTACAACAAGCTTCCCTACTGGCAGGCGCTCAAGAACATCGGCGGCCAGTTCAGCGGTGAGACGCGCGAATTCCTGAGCGCGCATGGGCTGATCGCCGAATCGCTGGTTTCCGACTTGAACCGGTTTTCGGGCGACCACATCCGAAACAACTGGTCCGGCAAGGTCGCGAACAGCGTTATGAAGCTTTCCTTCATGAACGCCTGGACCGACAGCATGCGCCGCGCCTTCCAGATGACCATGATGGGCGGCCTGGGCAAGATGGCCGGAAAGGACTGGGGTGCGCTGACGGAATGGGACCGCACGCACCTGGCGCGCAAGGGGATCACTGGAGATGATTGGGCGGTGATAAGCCGCGTGCAGCCGACCGAGTACCGCGGGCAGCAATACCTGACGCCAGAGGCGATCATGGCCACGGGCGTGGACAATGCACCGCAACTGGTGTCAAAGGTGCTGGGCCTGATCCGGGACGAGTCGGAATATGCGGTGATAAATCCTGATCTTGCGACTCGTGGCGCACAGACCTGGGGGGGGCTGCAGGCTGGCACCAAGCGCGGTGAGCTTGCGCGGTCCGTCATGCAGTTCAAGAGTTTTCCTCTCGCTATGATTTCGCGGCACTGGCGCCGAATGATCGACACGCCTCGTGGGGTGGACGGCGCGCCGGCGGCGGCCAACCGCTTGGCTTATACCGGCGCAATGCTGGTGGGCACCACCATTGCTGGCGGCATCGCGTTCCAGATTAAGGAAATGCTGTCGGGGCGCGACCCACTGGCAATCAACAGCGGAAGATTCTGGACCGAAGCCTTTTTACAGGGAGGCGGGGCGTCGATCCTCGGTGATCTGCTATTCCAGGATCCGCGCGAGGATCCCGGAGGGTTTGCAGGGATGGCGGGTAGCACTGCGCTGGGCCCGACGGCGGGCACCCTGTTCGACGTCGTGGGCCTGGGCGTGGAGAACGCCTGGCGCGCGGCCAGCGGCGACGACTTGAACCTGGGCGCCGGCGCGGCGCGGACTGTGCGCGGGACGCTGCCGTACCAGAATCTCTGGTGGCTGTCCGGCGCCATCGATCACACCTTCTTCCACGCCTTGCAAGAAAACCTCAGCCCGGGATACTTGAGCCGAGTGGAACGCCGCGCCGCGCGGCAGCATGACCAGGATTACTGGTGGCAACTGGGGCCTGGACTGCCGGAGCGTGGGCCCGATCTTTCCCGCCTGTGGAGTCGATGATGAGGCAAGACCAATTCGAGCGCCTGATTGCGCTGCAGGAAAAGCTGGTGGACGTGCTGCTGCAGGAAATGGACCCGGAACTGTGGCCGGGCTCCGGCCTCGCGCCTGGCGCCATGGACCAGCAGACGCGTGGGGATCGGTACTGGTGCAAGAAGAACGTAGCCGCGACGCAATCGGTCCTCACGCGCAACGCCAGCCTGATCGGCCTGGTCCAGCGCCAGACGGCGGGCGACGGCGGCGGCGTCGAGGTGACGCCGGACGCGCCGGGCGCGGATGAAGGCGGCCTGGACGCGGAAATCCGCAAGGCCGAGAAAGAGGCCGAACGCGTGCTGGCACAAGCCAGGAAGGCGGCCGGCGCGGCCCGATGAAAAAGAAGATTTCCTTCCTGGCCTTCTTCCTGATGTGGGCGAAGGTCCAGGGCTGGACTGTGCCGGACCTGCACGTCCGGATCTGCGACTGGCTGGAGCATTGCCGCGACCCCATGCGCGTGCTGCAGGTGTTCCGCGGCGCGGCGAAGTCGACCCTGTACGCCGTATATAAGGCCTGGCAGCTATACTGCGATGGCACCTGGGTATCCCTGATCTGGGCGGCCGACGGGCCGCTGGCCAAGAAGCTGACCCGGGACACTATCAACGTGCTGCGCAGGCACCCGCTGTGCGGCGGCATGCTGCCCACCAAGCCCGGTTCGCAGATGTTCTGGGTGTCGGGCGCCATCGATCCGCGCAACGCCAGCATGACCGCGGTGGGTGTGAACCAGAACGTCACCAGCG